GTTAAATACTGTTTAAAATCAGTATCTTCCATAATAGGTTTCCAAAAGTCTTCAGTTAATGTGTCTTTTTCTCGAACTTTTGGATCCACCAATTCTCCAGTAGTTTTGTCAACCCTACAGTACCAACCAACACTGGGCTTAGAAACATAATTACCAGACAAAGCAGCGTCAAGCAAGCCACTCCAATGCTGAACACCACCGTCCCAACTAACAGAAATAGGTATTTTAGACTTTTCTTTAACATATCTTGATTTCTCCACATTGATTACAAAATGATAACCTTTGATCTCAGTACCTTGTTTGTCTTGTTGACGACCAAGGATCCATATATTATCTGCACTATAGTAAATACCAGTACCACCAGAGACTACAGCTTTTGGAAATAATCCAATCTCTTGATATGTATGGTTAACTGCAATTAATGGTATGTTTTTCATATTTAGATATGGTGTAGTCATTCTAAATAAACCTTTAAGTGCTTTTGCTCTTGACATATCTGCTACTGATTTTTCATTTATAGCATCATCTAATTCTTTTTTAGATGCTAGGTTACCAACTGAATCAATAACTATTACAACTTTATCGTTTCTATCTAAACCTTCAAGTTGTGCTATAATATCAAATTTAAGTTCTTCAACATTAGTAATAGGTGTATGTAATACTCTTGTTGTATCGATACTATAGTTTTCAAAGTATGCTTGAGGTGAACCAAATTCTGAATCATAAAACAATAATACAGCATCATCATATTTTTTTAAATATGCTGCAGCCATAATAAGTGCAAATGAAGTTTTAAAATGTTTAGATGGACCTGCAAGTACTGTAAGTCCTGGCGCTAAACCGCCGTCCACTGAGCCAGACAAAGCTACATTAATCATTGGTACATCAGTTGGTACCATGTCTTTATCATTAAAAAATTTAGAATCAGCCAGTATTGATGTGTAATCAACTTTACTGTTCTTCTTAAGTTTATCCATTATTGACATATATTTCTCCTACAAATAATAGTATTATTATACCATAAATTCGTCTAATTGTAAAGGTTTATTTTCACTAATTATCGATTCATTCTTGTTATCTTGGACCATAAAATCTTGATCCCATAATTGATTATCTAATCTGCCATCACAGAACTTTAAAACTTCTGTAGCCATGTCGGTTGCAGTTGTGACTGGTACGTTCTGACATATATGATTTAAGTTTTTTAAACCACCTTGCAAAATAAAGTCCTGTGGTAATCCCATAATATTTAAACATTCTCTTATAGTAAGATGTCTATCAATATCCGGATGTGTAAGCTTAGTTGGTGCACTACCTACAAAAGCACCTATGTAGTTCTTTGGTATATACACACCTCTTCTCATTATATTACCACCAGATGCTAGTTTTTCATGCATTACTTTACATCGTACTGCTTGTTTTTCAAAACCATTAGATGACATCCATTTTGATACTTCATTATAAGTTACACGCTTATCTTCAATGTAATGAAGAACATCATAACTCTTATTAATTTTATTTTGAAATTCATTATGAGTTATGCCACCTTCAAGTTCTTCAAGTACATATCGGTAATATGGGTCGTGTGATGGTGTTGATGTGTTAGTAAGCACATTCATTGGATCATCTGGATTATTATTAGTTGACCTAATAGTATCTTCAATCTTCTGATGTTTTCTTTTTATGTAACTCAGTTGTGGTACTTTATCGCCTTTCCAAAAGAAATAGAAAGATCTATCTCTTACTTGTCCGAGTCCATGAAGTAGAGACTTCGTTTTATATAACGAGAAAGTGTAGCCATTACGCTTGCCGATTTCTCTGAGACCTTCAACAACTGGTTCTCCCATTTTTGAAGCGAGTCTTGGTGCATTTTCTCCCCAGAATACTTTAGGTTTGAGTGTGCCCAAGACATAATTAGCAGAGGTAGACATCCAATCGTTAGCAGCAGCATCAGAAGATGCTGAAGTATTGAGACTAGACAAACCAGCACAAGGACATACAGTGTTAATAACATCGACACTAGGTAAGTTGTATGACCTGTTATCTCCCAAAAGATGGTAGGGAACTTCTCCTTTATAATATTCAACCAAGTGATTATCGTTTGCTTTAAATACATCATAGCTTAATATGTACTCCGGTTTCTTTTTAAAGACATTTTGCATTGCAATCGTTTCACCACCTATAAGTGGTACTATACTTGCATAGTTCATTAGTGAGGTACCGTGTTTGTTATAATATAGTCTTCTACATTTACTCTTGGTTCCCAACCTAATTTTTTCATTTCTGATATGTCAGCGGTGTTATCTTGTGCTTCACAAGAATCTCCATCAGTGACTTCAATTCCTTGCCAACCAGCTAAGTTGCCTAAGTCTTCTACTACATTACCATTACCAGTACCAATATCATATGCTGGTTTTAGTGATCTTATGTCTTTACTTAAGAGTAAATATATAGCATCAACTACGTCACTGACATGTACAAAATCTCTTACATGGCGAGTTAAGTATTTAATCGTGCCACTTAATAATTTACCAATAAGCATGGATTCTCTGGCACCATCGCCATAAACTGTAGTAAACCTTAAACCAACTTGATTTGGCATTGCGGTTTCTTCATTTACTTTTTTGCTTGTACCATACGGCGATAACCACCATTGATGTATACACGATGAAGATGCATATAATAATGGTATGTTATTATAACCACATATTTTTTGTATACGTGTAGTATTTTCTACATTATTAGTCCAGTATTTTTGTGGTTCTTTAAGACTTTGTCTTACATCAGCGTATGCAGCTAAATGCACAACATGTGTTACATCGCCAGGACTAAAGTCTTCTATATCCTTTGATGGTTCTTGCCTTAAATCCCATTCAACTACTTCATGGCCTTCTATGTCAAGCTTGGTTTTTAAGTGGCTACCAATAAAACCACGTGATCCTGTAATTGCTACTTTCATACGAAAAAATCCTCCAGTGTTGTGTTATTAACGTTGTACTTTTCATTATAATTTAATGTACTACTTATGATGTCATTATATACCGTTTCAGCATCACAGTGTTCTTTCCAAAACTCATACATCATGTTTCTCCATTCATCTCTCATTACTTTATCATTTGCAAGGATAATCATTTGAGAACAAACTGCTTGTGCATTTGATGCATCAACAGCTAATGTGCCTGTATCTTTACATTGACTTATAGGCTTACCTTGCTTTCTATGTATTACATGATCACAGAAGTGTTTATGGAATAAAGGTATTACACCTGCTGCAAATGAATCGGTGTGGCAGTACTCTACGTTATCACCATATATGTCTTCTTTAAAATACATAAGGTCAGAACCAAATCCACCTAAACTCATTCTTTCCATCATTTCACTGTGTGTATATGCACCATACAAATACGCACCTTGATTTGTTGTTTCAGCACCGTATACCGGATGTTTACCAGTATTATCAATACCTTTCTCAGGTCTAAAATAATTTACCACTTGTCTTCTACCAGTCATTTCCTTTGGGTTCTTATAAAGAACAGCAGGATAATTTATTGAAGCTTCTAGTCCTTCAAGTATTGTAATGAAATGATTTTTACAAAGATGATCGTTATGGAAATCAATCATTACATCCGGTCCTTTCCACATAGCAGTACGACCTACCCATCTTACATAATAAGGATTTTGTTGTTCAATAGGTTTCCAATAATCTTTATTAAAATTGAATCCTACACCCATATTTGTGATTGGTGTTTTAATCTTGTTCTTTTGAACCCATTTACCAAAAGGATTGTCTATATAATGACACATTAGTACATCGACTTTAGAACATATTTCAGCTAAGCCGGCATTCCTATTTATAGAATGTATTTTGTGGTCAACTTGAACTAAAGACTTACGTACTTTAATTTCATCCATCATCTTTATAAAGTTACTTATACAATCTTCTGGATGAGATTTAGATGGTACACTCCAAACAATACACATGTCGAGCTGATTGATTCTTTCGACAACCTTTGAACATGTTAATAAATCTGGAAATTTCTTTGATGGTTTACTAACTTCATCCCAATCTGTACCTCTAAAGTAATTTACTTTAAAGTCCATAGAATTCATTCTTTGCCATAGTTTATCAATAGTAGCAAATACTTCTACACCAGGGAAAAGCTTTTGAAACTCAACTACATTCTTGGTTAAGCCTACGCCTTCAACGCCTCTACCTAATAAGACACCTACTTTCATTTTAAATACTCCTTTAATTGGTTTATAACCATTGGTTCATATGATTTATTATTAAATTTTCTATTACGTGGCGAAGGGTGTGGAGCAGCAAAGTGTTTTATACCCCTTTTAGTGAAATAATGTGCCACAAAACCGCCTAATGTTATAATTTTATTATAATTTTCGGCTATTTTAGAGACATATATTCCATCGATATCAGCTATTTTCAGAGATTCCTTGTGGTGTGCATAGATGTTACTGAAGCTGTATAGATCTACCTCACATGCATCGAGCCAACGGTTTAATCTATTGAGTGTTGGTGATCCATTCTTCATTTTATTTATGGGTGTTTTACCCGGACTATGTCCAACTACTAATACTTTATTTGATCCCATTTTATATCCGCCTCTCTAAACATTTCTTCAGTCAAAGCTATTGAAGCTTTCCAATGATCGGGTGTATTTATCTTAGGTGTAACTACACGCTTAATTCCAACTTGTATTAAACCCTTTGCACAATCATGACAAACTGGTAGACCAACAGTGTATATAGTAGCATCTCTTAAAGATACACCATTCTCCGCTGCATTGAATATAGCATTCATTTCTGCATGAACTATGTACTTATACTTTATAGGTCTATTGTCATATCTTGAATCATCGTTAATACCACGAGGAAACCCGTTATAACCTTGAGCTATAACTGTTCTGTTTCTTACTGCAATTGTACCAACTTGTGTCGATGGATCTTTAGACCAAGAAGAAATCATCTCAGCCATTTGTAAAAATCTTCTATCCCATTTACTTGACAAGATGAAAATGCCTTTCATAAACATGCAAGTTTTGTACTTGCCATATTATATCACCATATGTAATAGGCTCTATTGTCTCTTTCTTACATTGATTGTAATCTTCAACTAATTCTTCTAAAATATAAAGCTGCCAAGCATAGTCATTCTTATATCCGTACACGACATCGTTAGAGCGCATTTGAACAACACAGTGTAACTTATCATCACGTATGTAATAGGTAACGGCATTAGTACATATGAAATCACTTTTACCATTTTCATTGTATTCCTCCCATATGCTTGGACGGTTGTATATCATTGTAGCTCTACGACCATCAGGGTTTGCTAATAGTTCATCAAGCACTCTACCATATTGGTGATAGTATTTATCAGAGAATATTATCTGACCGTAATTAGAATTGATTTCACCATAGTCATTTGCTGCGTATTTCCAAGCTTCAGGTACTTTATCACCAATAGCATTTACATTAGTGATTTGACTTTTGTACCATCGCAATTCTTTTTCGATATAACTTTGACTAGGTGTACCAAATATTGAAGGTTCATCAGCAATGAATGATGCACCAATCCATTCAATCGTTTTTTGACCGGTTTTATCGATTGTAAATACTTCGTTAAGAAGTTTAGATTTAAATAAACCTCTTACACATTCGGTCTTATGCATCATATCTTTGGACCTTTAGGCTTATTGAACATATCATGTTTTGGATTCTGACCATCCATTTTACCACGCATGTATGATACTGCAAAGGATGCATAGTTAATCATATCTTTGTAAGTATCTTCGAGTGATTCGAAGTTTGGATTATTACCAGACTCGAGTAATGATGTAGCACGCATAAGCTTACCGATAATGATGTCATGGATTGTATCCACACCTCTACGGTAATGCATTGATTGTGTTACATTAGATGTATCACTTTGATAATCTTTGGATTTTCTGAGTTGTAAGTCCATACATTCTTGTAGGACTGCAACGGATTCTTTTCTATCTATT